TAAACTTCAACGCACCTAATACAAACTCGTATTCGTGCCCTTGTATATCTACTTTAATTAAATCAACTTTATCAAAATCATTAATATAATTATCCATCATCTTTATATCAATATATTCAACTTGATTACTAGCACTTTCAAATCCTTCTACTAAAGAAGCACCACCTGAATTTTGTATGCCTTTATAAATCTCTACGTTTTCTTTTTGTTTATCTGATAAACCAACTTGTTCTAAATGCCAGTTATCAAACTCTTTCATATTTTTTCTATAACAATCTATAATATCATTTATAGGTTCAAATGCCCATACTGTTTTAAATTTTCTACAAAAATCTTTTGACCAAAAGCCTACATTAGCACCTACATCTATAACAACATCAAAATTTTTAACAAAACCTAATACATAATCTCTATGTGATTGTTGATAAGTAAACTCGCCATTAACTTCTTTAAGCATAGATACAAAGTGTGTATCGTAATCAGGTAACCACCAACCATTTACATTTTTCATTTAGGTATCTCCGTATGTTCTATATGTTGTAGTTGATGTATCTTTCTTTTATCTTCCATAGAATTGAAATAATAACCTTCTATCTTATCATAACCATTTTCTTTTGCCCACATAACTCTTTTGTTACCTATGTGTACATAATAACCTGGTATTAATTTACCATTCTTATCTTTGTGATGAGGATTTTTAGGAAGTATTCTATCTTGTACCCACTGTTGTCGGTGATCGGTAACAGCAATCGGCCAAATCATACCGTGCTTTTCAAAACTTTCACCATAGCCAAATTCATTTGATCTATTTTTTAACCACGTATCATTTGGTATTGTACGTAAAGATTTTACATCAAAGAATTGAAGTGTAAAATCAGGAAGACTTTTCTGAGCCTTTAATATTTTCATAACCAACTTTCTGTATAAAATAACTATCAGCAATATCTGATACAGGATTGCCTACTTTATCTGTATCAAATATCTTTTTTAAATTGATGCCTGTTTCTTTAACAAAAGATTCATACATCATATCTTTATCAGCATTACCTTTACCAGTAGCACCTTTTTTAACAACGCTAGGTACAACTGTGTCGTATGATATATTTAATTCTTGTAATCTATATTTTAAAATACCACAATTTTCAGCAATTTGAAATACTGCTTGTCCTTTAGAACCAAATGAATATCCTTCTATAAACACTTTCATAGAATTGTTTATATTATATTCTAACGTATGAATTTTTCTAATTACCCAATCTGATATTTGACTAAATCTTTTAATAGGAGTATCATACTCTTGGTGTTCAAATCCTATAATATTTTTAGACATATTGCCTAAGTATTTTTTCTTATTTGTCAAATAATAAAACATAAAATTATTATCACTATTAATACATATCGCAGGACTTGTTAAACTATAATCAATTCCAATTATCGTCTTCGTTTTCTGTTTGTTCGTTTGTCCAAATTTCATCTTCTTCCAATTCTGATCCTACTTCGAATCCACAAAAGGGACAAGTTAATGGATTTAAATCTTGTTCATTAACATCCCATATTATGGTATATTTAGTTTCACAATTGAAACAAGTCTTTTTAAGTTTTTCTAATTGAGCCATTATAGTTTAAATTTTTTAAATTGATCCTTCTTTACGTCTTGTTTAATACCACCAATAACATAACTTTCAATTTCTGTTTCTTGTGGTGCGTTTTGTAACGAACGGCTATTTAACCAATGATCTACCCAAGGTAATGGATTTGTTTTTTGGTCATACTTTGGTTCTAAGTTTATAGCTTTCATTCTTCTATTTGCCATATACTCTACAAATTGATGTAATAGTTTTTCTGATAATCCTATCATAGAACCTTTACTGAATAGATAAGTTGCCCAACGTTTTTCTTCTTGTAAAGCTTCATCATACATTTGATATACTTCTTTCTCACAATCTTTCATAACTTTTAACATCTCCTTATCGTTTTCTCTATCACGCCAATTATTAATTACTGTTTGTGACATAGCAAGATGTTGACTTTCATCTCTAGCAATAAATGAAATAATTTTAGCAGAACCTTCTAACAATTTTAATTCACCAAAAGCAAATGAACAAGCAAATGAAACATAGAAACGTAAACCTTCTAAGATGTTTACTGTAACCATAGCTTTATATAGTTTCTTTTTTAACTCATACATATTTACTTTATCAGGTGTTAATGTCCATTGATAACCCATAGCAATTAAATCATCATAAGTTTGAGTTACAGATTTAGCTCTACGTTCAATCTTTTCATCTTGTATGATAGTATCAAATATTTCAGATGGATCAGAATACAAATTTTTAATAATGTAAGTATAACTTCTACTGTGTATTGTTTCTATAAAGTCCCACGTTACAATACAACCTTCAAGTTCTGGTAAACTACAGAATGGTAAAAATGCCAAACAAGGTCCTCTACCTTGTACACTATCTAACATAGTTTGATATTTTAGATTAGATGTAAAGATAAACTTTTGTTGTTCTGATAAATTTTCATAATCATTTCTATCTTTTTGTAATGATATTTCTTCAGGTCTCCAAAAGTAACCTAATTGTTGTTGATTTAATTTATCAAAGATAGGATACTTCATATCATCATATCGTTGTACAGCCAAATCAGGACCAAAAAACATTAACTGTTTTGTTGAGTCTAAGTTCTTATCTTTATTAAATACACTTTTTGCCATTTCTATTCTTTACCTTCCTTCAGTTCGTAAAAATAATTTTCATCATCTCCTGCGGTCCACTTTAGTTCACTTTCAACAGAATATTCTACTGTGGACACTTTAAAGTCTGGAAACTTCAATTCACTTGGAGTTAAAGACTTATCATAGAATATTACTCTATTATTAGGTTGAGCGGCAAAGTAACCGTTCTCTAATCTTAATATGTTAAATGACTTATGTTGTGATGGTATTTCACTATAAGTTACATTTCTTTCTAAGTTCGTACTATTACAATTATCAATAGTGTACATATACCAACCGTGATACCATTTTTTACTAGGAGACATATATTTACATTTGTTTCCTGTTAAAATTTGTTTAGCACAAATACTAAAATCGTAACTAAAACAATCCCATAACTGTAATTCTGTTAAAGGAATGTCTTCTTTTATATCTTTCTTCCATACAAAAGCAGATATAGGTAACTTGTCATACAAGGCACCATATTCTGGTAAGTATGTTTCAAAGTATAATGCTCTACCTTGAATACTTTTAACTGTGACCCAAACACCTTCTGTAAGTTCTCCGTGACCTTTTTGTAAGTCATACAGATATTCTTTTTTGACATAAACATCTGTATGAGGAACATTTGCGACTAAAAATGCCATATGTTCTCTCCTTTAAATTGTACAGGATTCGCAATTTTCTTCGTCTAGCAAATCTTGTGGTTTAGTTTCCTCTTCAGGTACATTATCATTAAACCCAACAGGATGTGCTGGTTCGTCAATATCTCTTTTAGCGTCATATGTATTCTGATAATACGAAGTCTTCCAACCTAACTTGTATGTTGTCAATAAATCTTGTGCCATAACAGATAACGGCACTTGGTTGTCTTCAAAATGTTCAGGATTATAAGACCAGTTACCACTTATAGCTTGGTCAAAATACTTTTGTATAACAGATACTATGTTTATATATCCTTCCATCGACTTCATATCCCATAATAATGTATAATTATTTTTCAAAGTAGAATATTGTGGTACAACTTGTTTTAACGGACCTTGTTTAGATTTCTTAATACTTAAATAATCTCTAGGTGGCTCTATGCCGTTTGTAGCATTAGAGACCACACTAGAGGATTCAGATGGCATTTGAGCTGATAGTGTGCTATGTCGAAGCCCAAATTCCTTGATGTCTTTTCGTAGTTTCTCCCAAGGTAAAGATAGTTTACGATTTACAATCTCATCTACCTCTTTCTTGTAAGTATCTATCGGTAAGATACCGTCTGAATATTTTGTCCTATCAAAGTAATCACATTTGCCTTTTTCTTTAGCAAGTTCATTACTAGCTTTTAAAAGATAATATTGGAAGTATTCAGTTAATTCATCTACTTCTTTCCAAGCCTGTTTATCTTCATAGGAAACTTTGTTTTTAGCAAGATAGTGTGCCAAACCAATATAACCAATACCTAAACTACGTCTTGCCTTTGTAGATACTTCGGCTGCCTGTACAGGATATTGTTGATGTTCTATTAGTTCATCTAAAGCACGTACTGATAAATCACATAAACTTTCTAAGTCATCTAAGTATGAAATTTTACCAACATTAATAGCAGATAAAATACATAATGCGATTTCACCTTCACCGTCTATGTGTTGTATTGGCACAGTTGGTAAAGTAATCTCTTGGCATAAATTTGACATTGTTACTCTATCTTTAAATGATGAGTGAGTATTACAGTGATCTATGTTCATAATATAGATACGACCTGTTTCAGCACGTTCTTTTAAGATGTCAAAAAATAATTCTTGTGCGTTTACTTTCTTTTTCTTAACACTTATTTTTCTTTCAGCAGTTAAGTAGATTTCATCAAACTTATCTGTACCCCACGCCTCATATAGTTCAGGTACTTCGTGTGGTGAAAATAAAGTTATATCTTCATTGTTAATAAATCTTTCATAGAACAATTTAGATAATTGAATTGAGTAGTCTAATTTTCTAACTCTATTATCTTCACTACCTTTATTATTCTTTAAGACAATGATGTCTTCTATTTCTTGGTGCCAAATTGGAAAGTGTACTGTTGCTGATCCGCCTCGTACTCCGTTTTGTGTACAACACTTAACAGTCGCTTCAAATTTTTTAAGAAAAGGTATAACACCCGTATGTTGTACCTCACCGCCTCTAATACGTGAGTTGATACCTCGGATTCTTCCTGCGTTAATTCCGATCCCAGCCCTTTGGGCAACATAACGCCCAATAGCCATATCACCACTAAAGATACTAGGTAAAGTATCGTCAATGTCAACAAGGACACAACTAGCATACTGCTTAAGAGGGGTACGGACACCAGCCATAACAGGCGTTGGAATATTAATTTTAAATTGTGAAATTGCGTCATAATATTTTTTAACATAACTCATCCTTTTACTTTTCGGATACTTAGCAAACATAGTAGCGGAAATTAACATATACATAAATTGAGGAGTTTCGAAAACTTGTCCGTTACTTCTATCTTGTACTAAGTATTTGTCTATTACTTGTCTAAGACCAGCGTAGGTAAATGTATAATCTCTATCGTGGTCAATCCATAACTCCATTCGGTCAAAATCTTTTTCTTCGTAATCTTCTAAAATAGCTTTATCATAAACACCTATTTCAACACCAGCTTTTACGTGTTTATAAATGTGTGGGTGATCCCAAAGTTTATTGATAACTTGTTTTCTTAAACTAAACAATAAAAGTCTAGCAGCAACAAATTGATAATTTGGATTTTCTAATGATATTAAATCTGAAGCAGACTTAATTAAGATTTGTTGTATCTCATCTGTAGATATGCCATCATAAAATTGTAGTCCACTATTCATCTCAACTTGTGATGATGATACGCCTTTTATATCTTCACAAGCGTACTCGACCATTTCGTGTATCTTTTCAATGTTTAAAGGTTCTTTACCTCTTATTCCTCTTTTTTGTACTTGTATTTGTGTGTCAGTTACCATTAATCCCCCTTAATTTTTTTCCAATAACTAATTTTGGTCAACGCATTTAATTTATTGTAAGTGTTATTACTTATAATGTCGGAAATCTCATTTGATTTTATTCCTGACATTATCATTTCATTTACATCTTTCAGTTGTATGTCATCTGGCCAGATAACAATATTATAATCTCTTTCTATTACTTTATACATACGTTTTATTATTTCTTTATTTCTTGGTTCATTATCAAAAATGTAAGTTACATTTTCTGGTTTCACTTTTTTATTTAAATATAAGTCAGCACCAGCTGCTGCCAAACAGTTATCAATAAACAAACTATCTATAGGACCTTCAACAATATAAATGTGTTTAGTAAAATTTACTCGCTCAAGTCCATATACTTTTTGTTTACTTTCATCTAATTTTATTGTTAGATATTTTGGTTGTTCTTTACCGAAAGCACGACCTTGAAAAGCAAAAAGTTTGCCAGTAGTATCGTAAAAAGGTATAATCAACCTTGGATGATCTTTAATAACTTTGTAAGTATTTGGTTTTACTTTGTTAACTAAAGTCATAAACTTATCACAAAGATATAATATATTATGATACTTTTCAGGTATCATTCTTTTTATTACATATTGTTTAACAGGATGATCGTCTGTTAATTCACTAACTTTTTTTAAATCATCTAATAATGTAGGTGTTTCAAACTGTATAGGTTTGAAATCAAACTTAGGTTTTGGCGTCGCTGGAGCCGACCGTTTGTATCTTTCTAAAACGTATTCATCATATAACTTGGGATCAATAAACTTAATAAAATTTGCTAAATTTTGACCTTCGCCACAATTATGGCATTTAAAGAACATATCATTTTTGATTCGATAAAGATATGCTCTTGCTTTTAATTTAGATTTCTTAGAATCTCCACAATGAGGACACCTAAAATTGTACAGATAATCATTCTTTCGTTTAAATTGCTGTAAACGTGATGATATATTTGTAATAAACTTTAGATCAATATAACTAGACATAACACGAAGACTAATATACTATATATCAGTCAAAATGTCAAGGCTAATTCATTATTTCAATAATATATTTGAAGTTAGTTGATAGTATCCAACCAACTACAATAGAAGCACCTAGTATAATCCACTTATATTTTTCAAGCATTCCTACTCTATTGCTAAAGTCTATCTTTAAAGACTTAATTTCAACCAGTAGTCGTTTTTCAGTAGATTGTATTTCTTTTTGTAAATCTCTATAAACACCATCAATTTCATTAGCTCGTTCACGTATCTTTTCAAATATTACTTCGTCAATATGTTCTTGTCGTTGTAATTTTTCTTCGTGTACGGCTAGCATAGACTTAATAGATGTTGACACATCTGTAAGTTTATCTATAGCAGTATCTAACCGCTGATTAATAGATTGAGTATTCTCAATATCTTTTTTTAATCCAGCAAGTTGTACTTTTATATCTGTATGACCGTTTTCTACCATAGTGTTCCTGATGTTATTTATCTATCTTCTTTACGAAGACGGCTAGCCGTAGCACTTTTATTATTACTTGATACACACACAAGGTGTCTTTTTTGTAAATTGTGCTATGTATTATTTATTTTTTTATGAAGCTATAGGTAACATTCCTAACCTCATTAATCTCAATCTTTCTATCTTCCATAATTTAACTAGCGTTCTTCTTCGTCTTCTATCTTTTTGTTTTCTTATTTTCACCCACTTTAATAAATAATGTTCTAATCTGTCCTTCTTCTTTAATCTTATTTGTCTTACAATTAATTTTTTTAGTCGTCTGTGTTCTTTCAATGTTAACATAGGACTCCCTTGTGGATTGTTTAAATAAAAATAAATGTGAATAGTGAGGCACACCAAAGAATTGGTGATTGGAAATTTGATTTGAAATCAATGTACTCACTATTATTATTTATTTTATTTCGGGTTTATAAATTGTAATTAATTCTTCTTTACCTTTAACTTTTATTTTATCTAATTCAATAGATTTAATATTTTTTAGTTTGTCTTTTGTAAATGAAGAATAAATTAATGGCGTAACTTTGCCATCTTTGTCTTTATAGTTTCGTGTAGCTGCTTCTAGTCTGGCTGCTAAGTTTACAGCATCTCCTACTACAGAATAGTCTAAACGATTTTCACTACCCATATTACCTACGATACAAGTTCCAGTGTTAACTCCAGAACCAATATTAATGTCAGGTAATCCTTTTTCTCTAAATTCTTTTTTTAATTTATCAGTTTCAATAGCACATTCTATACCTGTCTTAACTGCCATCTCGGCGTGATTAGGACAATCTAATGGTGCGTTCCAAAATGCCATAATACAATCACCCATATACTTGTCAATTGTACCACCATTCTTTAAAACTATTTTACTCATACGATTTAGATAATCA